GTTGAAAGATTCAGTTTGTTCTTCTAGCTTCTCAACGGTTTGGTTAAACTTGACGCGAGCATTCCATGATTCGATTAAAGTATCAAAGATCTCACCTGCACCAACTAACTCGTCGTTGTAAATATTCTCTACAAATGAAGAAATTTGATTCTTGGTGTATGAATCAAATTTCTCTTCTTCTTTAAACATCTCTCCTGATTCTACTTGAATATTATCAAGGATCATTTCCTCACCAAAGTAATAATTACCTTCGATGATGTTACCACTCTCTGTAACAAATGTAACAAAGGAGTTGTGGTCATCTACGGAAAACAGAGAAACATTCTCTCGTAAAGAATAGCCTAAGCTATCGGCCATTAAGTTAAGGTTGGAGATTTTTCTATCTCTCTTATTGAAGAATTTTTCCATTTTTATGTTTTAGATGCAAATCTCTATTTATATAGGGTTTTGTGACTCAATTCTCGTCACTTTTAATTTTATTTTTCAAAATACGATCAATTGCTCGGTATTTTGGTGACTCAGAACCTTCATTCATCAAATAAGACCTCTTCAAAACGCGAAGTTGGTCAATTTCCTCTTTTTTAGCCGTTGGTTTTGGCTTTGGTTGTGATTTGTTGACACTAATATCGTTTTTAGCTTGATTATCAGCAACAGCCATGTCCATAGCAGCCTGATTTTGAGATACGGCCATGTCAGTTTCACCTTGAGCTTGAGTTTGCTGCATTTGACCAGCAGCTTGAGCTTGTTGTTGCATACCTAGCTGCTGCGCCTCTTGTGCAGCTTGTTTTTCCTGCTCTTTTTCAAGGTCTCTCTTGACAATTTCGATCTCAGTTTCGGTCATGTCATAGTATTCCTTGTAAATGTAGTCGCTTGGGAAGAGTCCAGTACCAACAACAGCCTGAACAACTCTAGCTTTCGCCTCATCAATCTCCAATTTACGCTTGATGAACACATCAGAAGGCTCTGGAAGTGAGATTTTGAGTTTTGTAATGACGCTCTTTGGATAATCAAGCATTGTTAGGTGTCTTTTTGCTATTTCAGCAAGTCCAACAGCTACACAATCTTGTATTCTTTGTATTACGCGAGCAAATTTAACATCAAGTTGGCTCAAGTTAGCCTTTCTTTCAGGCGATTTGTCGTATTCAACGATGTAGTCCTTGGGAATTTTAAGGGTCGCAAGGAGTTTGTCACGGAAATACTTAACATCATCAACCTCTCCAAGGTTTTGAGCACCTGGAAGTGTCTCAATTTTGGTTCCTTGATTACCTCTAATAGGTACAAAGAAGTCTTCGTCTACCGCAAGAGGGTTATAACGACCATCAACCTTATTGTTATTGTGGAATTTCTCCTTCTTAAAGCGAGTTTTCATCGTCTCAAGGAAAGCTTCAGCCTTAGAAGCAGGAAGATTACCTACATCGACATAGAAAATGCGTCTTTCAGGTGCGCGTGACAACCTGTAGACAAGCATTGCATCTTCCATAAGCTTGAGTGAGCGATAAACTCTAATAGCACCTGCCATTATGGATTTGCCATAAGGATAATACTTAGGATCAGAGGTCTGAAGACGGAAGTGAACGATCTGGTTTTTATCTAGCTCAATATAAGTAGACTTAGTTGTGTGCCAATCGCCAGTGTTATAAGTACTTTGAGGAACCTCCTGAATGAAGGTTTTAAGATAACCAAACTTATCCTCTATCCTCATAATGTAGTAAGGGTTAAGAACCTTGATCTTAACAATACCACCTTCCATGTTACGAGCATTAGCTACAGTTTCGATAAAGGTGTCACCATACTTACAAGTACCACGAACAATATCCCAGTAGTACCTCTCTAAACGAATACGATCAAATAATCTCTCAACTTCTTCGATGGCATCAATGCTGTCTGATACTACCTTCCATCTCTTGTTTCTTAGGTCCTTCTGTGTAGAGTCATCAGCATAAATATCCAAAGCGGCGGTGATCTCTGGATAATCATCCATCTTCTCATACTCATCATACCTACGCTTCCTGTTAAGCTCAGACTCAGGAATGAAGGGAAGACCACGGGTGTAGTTCCAAAGAGGACTAGCAACGCTGTCAAGAGCGTTAGGATTGATTACAAGATCACCCTCTATGTTACGAGGGTCTGATCCAATAGCTAACTTGCGTTGAGCTTCTGTTGCAAAGAACTTAGCAAAGATCTTAGACATAAACCCAGTAGAATACATGGTAGTAACACTACCATCACCCATTGGAGTCCATGTTGTATTTCCTGGACCAGCGTTCTCGTTTATTTGATTAACCATGTAATGTCCTCGTTAGTGTGACCCGTTGATGTCATGATCTTTTGAGATTTTAATGGCATGGGAGGTTTACGCTCCTTAGCGGGATTAAATTTAACTATCTCAGGGTTCTCTTCTCGGTATCGTCTTCCACCATAAATAGATAGTGCTAAACTCATCACAAGGTCATCATTTTGTCCAGTATCTGCTTTAACTTTGCCATTATCGCTGATAATGAAGGTGTTAAGCTCCATAACAGTTCTCTTGGAATTAATTTTAACTTCGTTCATGCGAATCGCTTCTTCCATCTCGACTAGAATAGTGTCACGATTCTTAGCTGTTACCTGTAACCCCATTTGCTGTTTCTCGTCAAACCAGACATTCTCGTACTCAAGCTGATCGAATAAATAATCAAGTAAATTGTTACCTATCGTGTTTCGCTCAACGAGAATCGGACATAAATTATAATAGTTGCCCTCATCGAAGCAAATACGAGCAAACTCGTTTATAGGTGTGGTGTTAGAGTAAAACTCAGCAACTTGCTCACCTGAATAAAGATCAATAATTTGAAAAGCAGAATAATCACGCCCACGACCCAACGCCACATCGACTGCCATAAAGTAAGTCGAGTTAGGGTCTGGATCTTTCCAGACATACATTCGATTATTGTACTTACGGTAGAAGTTATCATTTATGTTCTCCGTCAGTGCTTGCAGAATCATACCCTCAATAAAGGTATCACCTGTACCAAGGAATTCACACTCGTATTCCTGTAACCATTTCTTGTGGCTAATGTTAGCGCGTGTAGTAGGTTCCCACTCATCTATATCCATAGGTGGGTCACGCTGTTCCATCTCCTTGTAGAGCCACTCAAAGCCCTCTACACGATTGTACTCAGGATGGTCCTGCCATCCTATCTGGATTGGGTTAAATGCGTTAGCGCCATCCACAGCGCGTGTCCATGTATCGTAATACCAGTTACCAATACCGTTAACAGTAGATAACACAAAAGCCCGACCACCAGTAGAGATGATAGGATAAACAGCAGCCCAAATTGTATCAATGTGTTCAATGAATGCAGCCTCATCAATTATAAGTAAAGAACCAGAAAGACCACGACCAGATTGCTTACCTGATGGACGAGACTTAATATGAGAGTTGTTCTCTAGTTTAAGGTTGTGTGCGTTAATAGTTGTAGACTTAGGTTTGATCCACTCAGGTAACTCGTCATACATAATCTTGATACGATCAAGAACCTCTGTGGATTCTGTATCACCCACAGAGAGAATAACTATTGTCTGGTGAGATCTGAAGCAGCACAACCAGAGTGAGTAAGCAGCGGCGATGGTAGTGCATCCAGCCTGTCTGAACTTACGAAGTATGTTGAACCTGTTTCCTTCTAGAGCTTCTATGATCACTTTCTGGAAAGGGTACAAATTAAAATCAACTAGTCCTCGAACTGGGTGGACAACCTTGATATAATTACTTATAAAGTATATTGGGTCTTCTTTACACTTAATATACTCTTTCTTGTAATCTTCTTTTGTTTGTAGTCTCATGATTTACGCTTTTATATGTACACGCAGTAAGAACTTTAGTAATACAACTAATAAATTATCTTCTTACTTATCTAGGGCTGGTGTTAAGACCAAGTTCTTAGTAGGTCAGAAGTCTATCTTCAGTGGTTATTCAAATGCGTTCAAAAAATTCAATATACAGGATAACGATATAGTTATCATGTGTCACGATGATATCGAGATCTTAACTGATCCAGAGGTCTTCAAAAATATTATAGTAAACACTTGCCTCAAAGTAGAGACAGGGTTTATAGGTGTCGCTGGCACGACACACTTGTCAGAAGATGCAGTATGGTGGAATCATCAGCTATGGCAGCAAGGAAAGCATCGAGGTCATGTATATCATGGAAAAGATATTATGGAAGCTGATAGCACCTACTATGGAAAGCCTGACAGAGTAGTTTGCATGGACGGGCTGTTTCTTGCAGCAAGCGGTAGAGTTCTTCGAGAACTAGGCTTGGATAAGCCTGAATACTTTGAAGGTGGCTGGGACTTCTATGACATTCACTACACAGTCACAGCACACAAGAAGAAATACAAAAATTATGTTGTTCCAATCTCTATTCTACATAACTCTAAAGGAGAGCTTGTAGGAAGGGACTCCTGGCATTTAAATAGAAAGGCTTTTATAGAAAGAACTCACTTACCTATATCTTTAGGTTGATCGAGCTTCTTCATGGTTCTCTTGGCAATAGGATTTTTGGTTCGTAATCCACGGTAGACATTCAACGCAGCCTTCTGCATCTTAGTCTTGAAAACCTCATCTAATTTCTTCATATAATTATATACCATGAGTGAACAAGAAATAGAAAACCTAAAAAAACAAATTGAGATTTGGCAAAAAAGGTATTTAGCTGTTAAGAACAATCTTGTAGAGTTTGAACGGAAAACACTCAAGTACAAAATATCTCGCAGAACAAACAAGTTCTGGTCTGTTATCTCAGTCTTCTTAGACTCCGCTGAAACAGGAACCTCACCTTGGCAGAAAATTAAAATGTTCTTCAAGACTATGGCAGCATGGGCCAAACGAGGATTCAAACTAGAACCTGATGAAGTTGCTCAAGCCAGATTCGCAATTTGTAAAGCTTGTCCTCACCTCTTAGATGGAAAACAATGCTCTCTCTGCGGATGCTTTATGAAAGCAAAGACTAAGGTTTCTGGGGCTTCTTGTCCCGCGAAGAAATGGTAGAAACCCATTTCTTACTCTTCTTCAAGTTCTCCCAATAGACTCGAACTTTATGTATCTTGGCTTTACGCCAATAGTTAGAGTCTTTGTTTCTGTAACTCAATAGACAGATTTAGGCGTTGGAACTTTTGTAAGGCTCTTAACCTTTCTTAGCATAGCTCTTAACTTGCTTTTATACTTGTTGAAATCTTTGGATTTTTGTTTTTCTTCTCTTTCTTTTTCTTTATCTGACTGTGCTTTATCTGACTGTGCTTGCTTTTCTCTTTCTGCTGCTTGTGATTGTGAAACTTGATCCCTCTGAAAGTCTTGCTGTCTTTGCAATTCAGCAGTCTTACTACCACTGAAACCACCTTGAGAAGGTTTGTTTCTTTGAGCTATTGCTGCTAGTTGGTCAGCACGACCGACACCAGCCCCTGCTCCAAACTGCCCTGGTTTTCTATCTACTGGGTTCACCCCAGATCGGCGTGCAAGAATTGCTGCAATCTCTGCCTTCCTCTTTGCACTACTTTCAAGCAGTATATGTAAAAATCTATCGTACATGATTATCGAGAGCGACCGCCCCCACCTTTCTTCTTGCCTCAGCCGTATTGCTTTGGAGTATTTCTCATATTCTTATATAGCTCCGAATTATTTAGGAGTCCCTGTTTTTTTATAATTGTAGGAGTCCCTAAGTTTTTTAGGAGTCCCTTGATTTGTAAGACATGAAGCTATATATGCGGGCTGGCTCCGAAGTAGGAGTCCCTTTTTCGCGCCTTTTTCCGCACGATTTCGCTTGACGGAGGAGAGGAGGGGTGCTACTATAGGGGCATGAAGAAGCAGGACAGCGAGTGGCTTGGGTTCTTTGTTATGGGTTTGCTTGTGCTGACGATCTTCTTGGTCTAGTATATACTCCCATGAACCGTCACGATCTCAACCTTGCCAAGCGTAGGAATCACCTAGCCAATAGGGAGTTCGCACGCAGGGCTCACACTATCACCAGCAAGAAGAAAGCTAACAACA